TGGATGCAGGATTGAATACTTCTACCTTGTCCTTTAAACGCTTTCCCGTCTTCTCTGAGTAGCGTTCTGTGACGATAGGTGGGAATATACTCTGCATCTCCTGTTCGATAACTGTAGCCTCTTCTGAGAGCCTTGCAACAAGGCATGAGGCTTCTTGTATGTTAAGAGTAAATCCATTCTCTTCCTGCTTGTCTACGATTGCTCGTACCTGATGCTCAAGCTGAATAGATTTACCAGAATGTTTCTTTGCCTCTGGCAACAGGTGCTTGTACAACATTGTTGTTAGCTTCACATCCTGAATACAACAGTCAAGCATCTCTTGTGTAAAGCTGGTAAAATCATTGAACTCAATCTTTGCAAAGCCAAGTCTCTCACCCCATGCAGCCAGCGAATGACCACCATCACGAGAGGGGTCAAGAAGCTGAGATAGTATGAGTGTGTCTCTGACTTTGTTCAGAGGTATCTTGCTACCTGTCAACCTGTTAAGCACAGGTGCATCAAAGGACACCCCGTTGTGCATGACAAACAAATCAACATCGTTTGACCATGCAGGGAAGTCTTTGATAGACTCCCCATGCCATGTGTCCACTGCACCTGAATCAATGTCCTGTGCCACAATACAGTGTATCACTGTTGCGTTCAGGTCATCTGTTTCAATGTCAAGTGCTACTCGTTTCAATTTCTAACTCCTGTATTTTTAAATTATAACAATCAGCCCTAACTTTAAAATTATTATCTGGGTCTATGTCTCCTTTTTTTAAAAGCCTAGACTTTTTAAAATATAGTTCTTTATCTATTTTTCCAAGATACCAACCCTTTGAAAGGTCATATTTTATTCTAACAAAAGCATATTCATCACACTTTTGTTTTGTATTATATGAGGCTATACTACAATCATAATATGGTAAAGGCTTCACAGATGTTCTTTTTGTTTTTACATCTACTCTTTTCCCATTTTTTAAAATAACATCGTAATCATACGTATGTTTTATATCAGCATTAAATAGACCAGCAAATATAATTTCTCCTAAAAACCCTGCTATATTTCCTTCTCCTTTAGTAATAGAATTATTTAATTTACCTAAGTCTTTAGAAAGATTTTCTGCTCTTTCTATCATAGTAGGTGTAATATCTACTTCAATCATAGAAAATCTCCTATATCTTCTGATGTGTTATCTGCCTCAAATGGGTTTTCAATTTCGGACATTCTACCAGTTTCTTTATCATAAAGCAAGTAGGTAGCGACACCTGTTTCACCTGCATAGCGATTTTTTAGTACCCTGACTGCTGTAGTATTTGCCTGTACAGGGTCTTGTGCTTGCTGGTCACGTTCCAACGCAATCACTGCGTCACTAATCTGTGCAATAGAATGTGAGCCACGCAACATGGACAGGGATATTTCCTTGCCCTGTTCCTGACCCTTATCACCTGTTGCTCTACGCAAGTGTGACACCAGAAGCATTGCACATCTGGTTTCTTCTACCAGTGACCGAAGCTTAGTCATAAGCTGGTCAATGTTTCTACGTTCATCTTCACCTTCCAAGCCTGATACAAGGATGGACAGGTGGTCAATGATAATGAACTTACAGTCCAGAGCCTTCACCATGTAGCGTACACGACTGAGTATCTCGTCTGTAGTAATAGAACCAAAGTGGTCAAAGGCATAGAACCTACGAGTACCAATGGTCTTTTGCTCAAACTGCTTTAGCTGTTCAAGGCTGTACTTCTCACGCACCTCTTTGATGTAGATACGGTCACTTGCCTCAACAGACATCAGATGAAAGGCAGTCTGCTTGATGTTCTCTTCCAGAGAGAATACACCGACATTGTGTTGGGTATTCATTAGAAGGTGATGCATAAGCTCACGCATCATGCTGGATTTACCTGCACCTGTACCTGCAGTCACAGTAATCAGTTCGCCTGTACGAATACCAAACAGCTTCTCATTCAGACCCTGATAAGGATAGAGACAAGTCTCTACATCTTCTTCTTGGTATAGCCTATCGGATATGTCAGCCAAGTTGTGGATACCTGCTGGTGTATATGGCTTTGCATCCCACCATGCACGAGTAAACTCTTCACGCTTGTTCAGCTTGAGATACTCGTTGGCATCTTTGTACTGTAAGTCCATGATTTTACAGCGATTTGGCTCGAACAACTGAGCCACCTTGTTGGCTGCAAGCTTGCCCTGTTCGTCATTGTCAAAGCAGATAACTATGGTGTCAAACTGATTCAGATAGTCATAGCTACCTTTCACATCTTTCAATGCTGACTGTGCTCCGTTCTTGATAGAAACAACAGGCCACTTAGAACCCATCAGTTCGTATGCAGACATAGCATCCAGTTCGCCTTCACAGATGGTAATGAACTTACCCTTCTGTCCAAACTTTTGCTGACCAAATAGCTTTGCCTTTGGCAGTTGTCCTTCTGACATGAAGCCCTTGTTCTGTACCTGACGAACCTTGTTGGCAACGTGTGTGCCTGATTCGTCATAGTATGGGTAGATGTGTTTGACAATCTGATTGCCAGAAGACACAGACTTTACACCGAAGAACTGACAAGTCTGTTGACTAATCTTTCTGTCTGCAAGTCCTGTAATCTGACCATCAGAAAAGTTGTTGTGATAAACACCCTGTACTGGTGCTGGCTTTGTGTACTGCATATCTTCTGTATCCCCTTTCATATATGCTGTGCATGAGAAACAATAAGTGTGTCCATCTGAGTAAGTTATGTTTGCGTCTGACGAGCCGCAAGCATCACAACTTCCTCTGGAAACCTCTTTTGATTCTTCGTATTCCATGTTTTCTCCTGTTAATTTCTGACGAAGTATACCGTATCTAGTCTGCCCTTGTCAAGCACATGAAGCAGACGGTTTGTTCTTTTTGTTTCATATCCCATAGCTTTACACAGCCTTTCTCTGTCTTCCAGCCACTCCTCTATCTGGTTGTATGGGATGGTTGTTACCACCTTGTCATCAAATCCTGTTGTGATATAAATATCAATCATCACTAATCTCCTTTTACTAATCTTTCAATATCTTCTTCTTTATACCCGTCTTCTATGGGGTCAAATATATCTTCTTCTGTTTCGGATATACCACAACAAGCACAATGAGCATAGTCTATTTGTTTTAATTTATTACTTCCTTTTATCCTTTCAAACTCTTGGTCTATATACATATAGGAAGAAGGGTCACCACAATATGGACATCTTTCACTCATCGCTTATCTCCATCACCACCTAGTTTACCACGCCTTTGTCGGTCTGCCAGCTTGTGCAGATTAGCCTTTGCAATATGTTCTAAGCTAACATTACAAGCCTCTGCCATTGCTGCGACATACCACAAGACATCACCCAATTCATCTGCAATGTCCAACAGCTTCTGTTCTAATTCTTCTTCTGTTGCACCATCCCGAATCAGTTTCTTTGCCTTGTTGGCAACCTCTCCGGCCTCACCAGCCAGACCCAGCGCAGGGTAAGAATACTTCGCACTCTCTGGAAAGATTGCAGTCTTCATTGCCAGTTCTTGATATTCATTCAGTGTTATTGTCATTGTAATTTACTCCTTTTACCCAACGATTTGCCCAATCCCTTGCCAGTTCTAAACCAAACTCATCAAGGGGAAAGAATGTTCTGTGCTCTATTTTTCCATCTTGTGCTAAGAGAACCTCATAGCTTTCTTCAAACTCATGGATGGTGGCTTCCTTGCCATTATCTCCAACCAATTCTTCTACAAGACTATTCATCTCCAAACTCCTCGTATGCCACATTCATAGCAAAGTCTTCATACTCTGCCAGCATCTCCTCTGCTTCTTCTTTAGCCAGCCTCTTTGCTTCTTTACTCTCATATCCTTCTTCCATGTACTGGTGATACAATTCCCGAAACAATTTCTTACGGTCTTTATTCCACAGATTATCAGCCATCGTTCTTATTCCACTCCTTTGCAATTTCATTGACTTCTTCTTCTGATTTTCTTGTGTAAAATCCTCTCAGATTTTTACCACTATAAAGCTCTGCATGGTAGTAGTCTGTATAGACAAACCACAAATCCTTCTGGCCCTCGCTGTTCACATAGGGTAATCCATATGAACCTCTGAACACTCTGCTGGTCTTTTCCATTACTTACCTTTCATTTCTTCCTTAACCAAGATGTATAAAACTACAAGACATAATAACAGAATACCTGTCTCAAGTAAATCACAATTTATCATTCGTCTTCATCC